TGGCAACGTGCTTCGGTCTATCACCGGAGGGGTAATGCAAGCCGGTAGAATGATTGCAGGTCTACCAGAGGCAATTGCTGATCAGGTAGGTGATGATGAAGAAGACAACGCCGTAAATACTACCCGCCAGAATTTTCCTCTAGCACCCCCAGAAAATCAGTATGATGCAATGGGACAAGAGATCACCTCCATGATTGTAGGCGGTATAGGTGGCGCTGGGCTAGTCTCTAATTTGTCTAAGGTTGTTGGCCTTACTCCTAAAATGGCAGAGTGGACATCTAAAGCATTAGCCAAATTGAAAGGTAAATCCCCCGCAGAGATAGCAGACGCTGCCCGTGTAATGTCACAGATACTTATTGCGGGTACGGGCGCAAACTTAGGGACTTCAGCTACAACACCAGAGGAAACTAAGCCTCTCTTTGGAGACGAAATAGTATCTAGTTTAGGTATATCCCCAGAGGACAACCGATTTCTGGCTAACTTTGCAGACAACGTAGCCTTCTCAACTGGACTAACCATACTGGGACGGTTGGCTGTAGCGGGTGGCAGAGGACTCAAGAAGATAGGTAAGGGCGCATTAGCCGCTAATAAAAACTTCAGAGACCGTGATATAGGCCTCGTTATCCTGTCTGGACTAGATCCCAACCTAGTAGGCGCACCCGCAGAAATTATTGCCCAACGGGCTAGAATTATGGGTGAGGTACTTATCAATAACAAAGAATTTACCTCAGAGCTACTCTCTAACAAAACCATGCCGTTGGACAGCCTAACCGCCTTACGGGCGGGTGTGGATGAGTATGTAGATCGAGCTTACAGTTTCCAGAAAAGTCTCATGGGCGCAAAGGAGTGGGAGAAATTTCGTTCTGATCTAGCAATAAACATAGTATCAGAGATGAATAGTCTCCGTGTATCTAGGGCTTCCGCACCTGAAATTATAACTAAAGAAGGCGATATGGCGGCAGGTATGGCCGACGCTTTTACTGGGACAGCGGATGAACTTGCTGGCGCAGCCTCAGATGGATTAACTCGCCCGGGTGTAGACCTAGCCGCAGAGCAACTCGGTAGGCCTGTAATTGACGCTGTCGAAGACGCCACAGAAAAACTATCAGGTGCCACTGCTACCCGAGACTTAGTAGGACAGCAGCTTGAGGTTGCCGCCAGCCGAAATGCTGTGACGGACGCTCTCCTTGATGCCCGTAGAGGTAATGCACTAGGTTCTGATCAAACTATGAGGGCACTCCTAGAGAAATTATCTGGTCCAGACCTATATAAATCATGGCAACGATCCTCGTCTGCGTACAAAGATGCGTTTAAAAATCTACCAGACGACATACCTCTGCCTGTTGAAGAGTTCGTGTCTCTAGTAGAAGCATCGTTCCCTGATCCTAAGATGTGGCCCAACCTCATCGATCAAGTAACGCTGACAGAGACTGTCGAAGACCCGCTAAAGACCCTTCTAGCTTTGGTGACCCCAAAGGCTGATGTAGGTACCGCTGGCATGAAGTCTTCGGCTTCCCCCGGCACCTTAACGGTAGAGACCTATGAGGAGATGGTTCAGAGACTGACGGACCAAGGCACAAGTTTTAAACAAGTATATACTGAACTGCGTCCGGCATTGGAACTCCGTATCAGAGCCTTACGGGCACAGAAGCTAGATACTAACGCTGCGCCCCTTATAGCATTGAAGAGGGGTATTGATGCTATTGCGGAAGGAATTGGAGACCCCGCCTTTATAGACGCTAAAACCAAGTATATGGAGCATGCAGAAACATTTCTCAACACGCAGCCTCTCCGTGCATACGACACGGCGGTCAAGGATGTTGTAGAAAATGCCCCGGGTCCAAGAACCGGAATACCTAAAGGGCAACCAGATGCTTATAAGGCTGGGCTAGATGCTCTAAAGCAGTCTGTAGACGAAGACTTCACGCCCTATGCAGAGGCTTTTATTCGTGCCTTAAACCAAGGCGCTGACCAAAGCCTGAACCCAGAGTTGTCTGAGGCTTACATCGGACTGGCTATGAATGCCCTTAGTAGGTCTCTAGAAGCGGGTCAGACCGTTACCTCCCGTAGCATACGGAACGCTACCCAGCCGTTTGTAGATCAACTAAAGCGCATCCGTGGCGGTGTATATGAAAGGTGGTCCTCCGTAGTACAAGACTTAGAGGCACTAGAGGCTGGCCTAATTACCGCAGATCAAGCGGTAGCTAACCTAGCTAGGGAGAAAGCCGGAGTTCTGTCTAATGCTACTAGGGACGTAGCCGGAAAGTTTGTATTTGATCTGCCGGGAGTACCTAAGATTAAGGATAACCCGCAGTCTGTCTTCAAACAAATCTATAGGTCTGCGGACTCACCCGACATTACTCGTAGGCTACTAGAGGCTGCCGACAGCCAAGGTAACCCAATGGTGCGTCAGGGTATGCAAGCGGCATTTATCGATGACTTAGCCAGCCGGTTATTTACCAACAAGCCAATGGCAATCTCTACCAAGGACACCTCAGAAAATGTTATGCAAGTTTCCCAATCGCAGATTGTTGGGATACTAAGTGACAGATCAAGCCCAACCCTAAAGACACTAAACATACTTTTCGCAGATGACCCCAATAGGGCAGCGCAGATCGTAAGTATGCTGGAGATCCAAGAGCTAATTGCTGGGTCTAAGAATTTAAGAGGTGACCTAAGGGGTTCAAGTACGCCAATAGACGGTAAGATTACCTATGACAAAGATCTTACTAAACTTATGGACCGTATTATCACGCTTCGATTTGGCGTTCTAAACACAACCGCCACGGTTACACGAAACTTAGTTGGGGCACTAACTGCCGGTTACAAGGGTTCCGTACAGGAAGCAGCGGAACAGACAATCAGATTCATAGCGGCTGAACCTCTAGAATTTGATCGTGTCTTGAAGTTAGTAGCTGAAGGTAAGGACGCTGATGCAATGCAGATTATGACTTACTGGGCCTCTCGAGGGGCGCTAGGTGGGGCTAAAGTTCGTGAATCTACAGACGAACAAACCCGGGAAGCACTACCCGTAGAATAGAAACAACCCCTCCGGGCTTTCGCTCGAAGGGGCTGCTATCTAACTTGAAAAGTGACCAAACTTTTCATGTATTGTTATACCTATACAAGGCTCTGAGGTCAACTGTCCTCAGGGCTTTTTTCTTGTTCAGGCTCTACTTCTGGACGGTTTTTCTCGAAAAGAGACACCTCGAACAAAGACCGATTCAATAGCCAGTGCATGTATGGGATGCTGTTGATCGAGCTATTCATGTAGACCTGACCATTATCGTCGAAACCGCAGACCAACACGGACTGTAGCTTCTGTTTCTGTGCCTCTTTAAGGGCTGACTTAACTTCTTCCATGATAATCTCCTAATTCACGGAGCCAAGGGTGTAGAATGCTACTTCCTCGGCTGGGATGTCGTAAAACCGCTCTCCAAAGGGCGATTTATAGTTGGGTACTTCTACGCAAGGCGCAGCGGCCACTGTCTTACGTCCTACCCTAGCCACTGCATGCAATCCGGCGTTGAAAACGAGGAACTGCGTGGGTTTAGTTAGGAACTTGGCCTTTCGGACGGGTATATGCAGCGTGGAGTAGTTAAACTGCACTCCGTGCCAGCTTTTCTTGACCTCTACCTCACAATAGAAGGTCTTACCCTTGCCTCTGACCACAAGATCGACGCCAAATTGATCCTCGTGGTCCTCACAGTGATATCCTGTGTGTTCCCAGAAGGTTTTTGCCCGATCTCTGGCCGGGGCATCATATACGTCAAATTCATGCTGCTCGAATTCTTTGTACATTAGACAAATGCCCCTTTTGGTTTTCAACGTAGGCTACATCAAAGCCACGTTGCCATTCTTTGTGGTTCAGAGATCCACTTGAGAATGGTGAGTTAAAAACGCCTTTCTGGAATGCTTCGATCCCTTTGTTAAAGGCTCGTGTTAGTGTTGGGTTGCTCATAACCTACCTCGTTTCTAGTAAGTCCCTGCGTATTCTGATCCAACTCTTGTTCTAGTTCTGTATAGCCACCGATATGCCTACCATCTGGAGAGAAGATCTGCGGTACGGTGGTTAAGTCAGCCTTCAGCATAAGAGACAGAAGCCACTTACTGCTTGCCGATTGTACGTTGTACTCGGTGTAAGGCTTGCCCTGTGACCGGAGGACAGCCTTTGCCCGGTCACAGAAGTTACATTGGTTTCTTGAGACGATAACGTACATCAGCGAATAGGACATGCGCCGGTGGCACAGTCTGCTTCCTCAAGCTCTAGAAGGCTGTTGCCAGCATCCAGATCGACTGTGAGAAGTGTAGACGCATAGGCAGTGTATTCTTCTTGCGTCACCACTTCCTGTGGAAGGTAGGGGTAACCCAAGTCCTTTGCGGTCTTTGTGGGGTCATTGCGGTAGATGAATGACACACCGACGTAGCTGTCCCAATTATCCATGATCCATTCAATGATGGATGGGATCTCTGTGGTGTCGTAGGAGATAGTGACCGAGCAATTGTGATCGACGTAGTTGTCCATCATCAGCTTGTATCGTTCTAGCTGTTCTACTGCGCTCTCTATGTTTACGAACTTACCGTCGATCTCTGTGAACTTAACATCCTCGTATGCCACAGGGAATGTAGCCAAAACACTATCTACTTCACCGGGCTTATCGATGACTTTGTAGTTGGCTGCACGAAGCATAGGCACCAGAGGATCGTGCTTAGAGAAGGTGATGTTGTTGAATAGATACTTTCCGAGTGGGCGATGCACCCCTTCTGTAGTATCAAATATTTTGCTCAGGCTTCCGCTTGGCTTAACCGTCGTCACGTTCTGTGGGCGAGGTAAGCGCAATGTATCTGCCATATTGTTGGCACCCCGCTTGGCCCATGAACGAAGGTTCTTGAGGCGGTTGGGGGACTCTGGGCCGTAGAAGTCTAGGAACTTAACAATGCCTGTCAGACCTACACCACACAAACGTAGGAACTCGTTTAGCTCATGCCAAGACCTCTGCAACACACCATCGTCTAAATTCACGCATGTCTGGCGGTAGTTGGCTCGGCTGATAATCCAGATAGCTCGTTCCAAACCATCAGTGTCTCCAAGGAATTTACCGAGGTCTGTCTCGACTAGGTTACAAAAACTCTTATTTCCGAGTAGAATTTCAAAACATGGATTTCCGCCCTTAAAATAAGGGGCACGGCGCTTTGCTGACTCCGCATTTACGAATCCCGGTTCACTCCCACCAGCCTCAACCATACGATCAAAGATGTACGACAACTCCCACTTCGTGGGCTTGCTATGGAACATGATAGAGTTGTTAGATTGTGTGCGATGGTTCCGGCCTTCCCAGAAATTCTTCTTCGCTAGGATGAACTCATCGATCTCTGGATCTTGCATAGGCATCAGAGCAATCTCGGCAGACCGTCGAGAGGACAGTGTCGTACCGAGGTGATTCAACAGGTCCAATACATCAATGCGAGTGAGTAGCTTACCGGCCCGGTCATTGAGTAGGTCACAGATGTTCTTAAATGCGATAGAGATGGTCTCATCACCAGAGCTAATCCAGCCATATCCCTTGAGACGTTCACCCGCTGGGCGGATCTCAGAGAAGTCTAGTATCAGTTTATCAATAGGCTTCTTGAGGGCTAGGATCTTACCTACAGACTTGGCCCATGCCTCGGCACTATCACCAATCTTGATGTGAGTAATCTTGTTGCCTTCGTCATCAGTGAAGGTGCGCTCTTGGTTGTCTGGGAAACCTTTGTCCGTCCGGGTGGAGCGGATGATCTCTACCTCAACAGGTTTAGCGAAGCCATTTAGTGTACCTCGAACTGGCTCAAAGCCTACACCACAGCCCTGTAGAAGCAGCCAGAACTGATCTACGATGTCGTGTACAGTCTCAGACTTACCGAAGCTACAATTGAACTGTGAGGCCTCACGGGTCTTGGCTACGTCTGTGCCACCGAGCCATAGTGTACGGCCAGACACTGTAGCCTTACGATCTTCCATAAGATCACGAAGCTCTTCTAGTTCGTTTAACTCTTCCTCAGTAAGCTCAGAGCCTTTTGCTCTTTCCCACAGCCATTGTTGATGATGTATCACACGAGCTACAGTCTGGCTCCACGTTTCAAATACAGTGCCTTCGTCGTTTAGAGGGCGGTTGTATGTGCGACGAGTAACCATGTTGGCTCGTGCGGAAAATTGTCTGTTGTTATTCATTCCTGATCCCCTGTTACCGATTGTCGCCGGAGCCTTTGATGACTCCACGGGCCAGTCGGCTATTTAATTTGTCTAGATTTTGCTGGGCGATTGTTTCCATACCGATACCCAAGTCGGTGCAGAGAGCGGCGATGTACCAAAGCACGTCACCTACCTCATGGGAGATGGCCTCACGTTGTGTGGGATCGAAGTGTCCGTTGTTGTCACGCAAGACCTTCTTGACCTTGCCAGCTACCTCACCGGCTTCAGATAACAGTCCGAGGGCGGGATACACGATTACATCTGCATCATTATAGATTGCGGTCTTAGAGGCCTGTGTCTGATAATCTTCAAACTTCATCGGGACACTCCTCGATGGCTTCAATAATTTGATTGATGTACCACTTAGCCTTCTTCAGATCCTCGACGGCATTACCTTTGTAGGCATGACGCCAGAGGTACTTCTGGGCGTTGCCGTGGCAGTAGGCTTTGAACCCTTCATTACCAAGGGCGTGGTAGATGGCTTCGATGCACTCGATGCCACTCTGGTTATAGTGGGGTGGATGATTGACCATATCTGACTGAGTTCCCCCGGTCAGAGTAAGTCCTGATAAGTCTAGTGTATGCCCATTGGTTTGCATGTCGTTGCCTCAGTTTAGTTTGTTCTTGTTGAATGGGATGATCTTTTTGTCTGCCCGTGCCTCAAGCAGTTCTTCGTCTGGCTCGAATACCCACTCTTCCTCTTCTTCACTCTCTTGGAGATCTCGAAGCATCCTTCCAATGACAGAAAAGTGGTCCATTGAAGTGTTGAGAGACAGGTTCAGGCCGTTTAGTAGGTCGATGAAGTACAGTGCCTTGGCTTCATCAAAGTCTTCAGAGAGGCTGTGCCCGTAGGCTACCTCTATCTCATCATCGTCCAATATTTTGAGACGCAGGAGTAAGGTGTTTTCCTCTAAATCTGGGAAATTATCCATGTTGGCCCTTCATCATCTTAAAGAAATATTCTGCATCAATTACGGCTAGGGGCTTCTTCCTATCGCCTTTGATAATTGCTACGGGTTCTGCCCCTTTGGGTGCGTTTGCCTCGGCCTGTTCCATCACCTTGTAGACAGCGAAACTCTTGAAGGACTTGCACTCGATAGAGAGCGGTAGGAGGCGTCTGGCAGCGGGACTAAGGACTATGTCTTCACCGCCAGCGCCCATCGATGTGGAGATAACATCCAGTGGCTCGAGCTTGGGAAAGGTCTCGTAGATCTTATCCCGCACCCATTGCTGGTGCTTTCTCCCTTTGGCCTTCGCAGAGCTAGTCTTGATTGCCATCGAGGACTTCACCTTCGTACTCAGTGTACCAGTAGTGTCTGGGGTTTTTGGCCTGAGACAGGGTCTGGGGAAGATGCTTGGCGTGTGGCCAGCATGACCCTAGATACGAACAGAACCCACACTGAGAAGGCAGACGCTTTGATCCAGTAGGTTGCTTACGGAACGTCTCATCCTCTGGCTCGAAGCAACGCCTGAACTCACCATCTATGTTCTCAATCTTGTCTTTGATTGAGTCTACGACTTGCTCTTGCCTAACCTCATTCTCGGGACACTCAACGAACTTCACATGGCCGGATGATTTATCCACCACGATCCATCCACCGGGCTGCTTCTGTTGGGCCATAGAGTAGACGTACAACTGGTTCACATAACCAAAGTCGTCACTCTTATCTAAACCCTCAAAGCCGTTGCTCCACTTATGAGAGAAGGCCCAAGGACTGGCTGACTTTGTGTCCCAGACCTTATCGTCAATATCGATATCGGACTCGCCCTTGATGGACGTGCCTTCGATCTCTAACGTGACCTTGTCCTTACCGCCTGTGATGTTGAACTTGGCGGCACGAAGTAACACTTCGATGATACATTCAATAGCATCACCGTGCATCATTCGTATTATGTGGTTGTAAGGCATCCGTGTCTTAGGCTTGCCCATCTTCTCCATCTGTAGCTGACAGAGAGGACGGCCAGTGTTAGAACCCCGAATGCGAAATGATGGCTCTGGCTCACGCAATAGCTGCTTTGCCATAGCCTCTTTCCACATCTCACCAGCGTCATCGATGATCTTGAGGATCTCCGCCTTATTTTGGCGAAGATCTTCGTTGTCATTATTCGATAGGCGCTCGGTAAATTGCTGGAACTTAACCTCGTGAGGGTGTTCCATTAAACGTGATCGTCTTCGAGATCAGCGTCCAAGGCATTCATGGCTTCCAGATCAATTGAGTCTATACCACCCAGAGAAGCATTGTACTTCTGCTTGATCTTGTCGTTGTCTGACGAAATCATTTCAGCGAAGCGAAGCATGGTCTGGTAGGTATCGTCGTCCAGAGGCACAGGATTTAGTAGGTCTGGCTCATAGTCGAAGGTATAGTATACCACAGATCCCATCTCTTGTTCAATTGATTTCACCGTCACCCAGAAGTCTTTAAAGTCACGGCCAGAGATTTTCTTGATCACCTGATCCTCGAAGGTCATGTAGTTGCCACGCTTGTTCATCAGGATCATAGGCTGGTTCTCAATGACCACCTCTTCACCCTCTGCGGTGACACCCTTATAGGATACTAAACCACGAAGCTGGCGAAAC